CTCCGAGCTGCAGGACGAGCTACTCGCGTCGACGGGGCTGCCGAACCAGGAGGTCATCCTTCCCGCGACCCCGTGCCTCGATGGCTCCGCCCAGGTGAGCGCCGGGACGGCGCCTACGTCGAGGTGCAGAGCTTCCTCGGCTCGACGCCAGCAATCGGCACCGGTCCATTCGAAGCCTCGCGCTGCTGAGGAGCTTGCTCCGCTCGCCGCCTGAGAGGGCCCGAGGCGTTGGGCCCGGCGCCGGAGGCACCCGCCATGGCACAGCTTGGTTGACGGCTGTATGGAAAATCAATAGAGTCTGGGTGCTGGCCAACACGGCCGGCACAGGGTTATCGAGTCACTCGAGCCTCGGCGTGGAGAGCCCCGCCGGGGTTTTTTGCGTTTTGAAGGAGCACGATGGGGCTGCTCGCCCAGGCGACGGACAAGACGGACAAGGACTTCGACAGCCTGCGGGTGCGGCTGCAGAGCCTGGTCCGCTCGGTGTTCCCGGACTGGACCGACTTTCACGTCGCCAACTTCGGGAACATCCTGCTCGAGCTGTACGCGTTCGTTGGCGACGTCCTGGCCTTCTACCAGGACAACCAGGCACGCGAGAGCCGGCTCCTCACCGCGACGCAGCGCAAGAACCTGATCGCGCTGACCAAGCTCCTCGGCTTCCGACCCGCGGGAGCCCGCGCGGCGACCGCCGCTGAGGTGTTCACGCTCGCCACCACGCCGGCAGCGGACGTCCTCCTCCCCCAGGGGACACGAGTCCGGACCGCCTCGGTCACCGAGCCGGTCGTCTTCCAGCTGCTCGGCGACGTCGTCATCCCCGCCGGGGCCTCGCCGCCGACTGCGACCGGGATCCTCGAGCACTCCGAGCCGCAGGGCGAGCTGTTCGCGTCGACCGGGCTACCAAACCAGGAGGTCGTCCTCCCCGCGACGCCCTACCTCGATGGCTCCGCCGAGGTTGCTGCCGGGAACGGCGACTACGCCGAGGTGCAGAACTTCCTCGGCTCGACCGCCAGCGACCGGCACTTCCTCGTGGTCGTGGACCAGGGCGATCGAGCGACGATCCGGTTCGGCAACGGCACGAGCGGTGTGGTGCCGTCGGGAACGATCACCGTGCGCTACAAGACCGGCGGCGGCGCGGTGGGAAACGTCAACGCCGGCACGCTGACCAAGCTCGAGGGCAGCTTCACCGACGCCAACGGGAATCCGGTGTCGATCTCGGCAACGAATCCGCAGCCGGCATCGGGCGGCACCGACCGGCAGACCATCGCGCAGATCCAGGCGCTCGCGCCTGAGTCGATCCGCGTGCTGAGCCGGACGGTGTCGCGCGAAGATTACGAGGTCAACGCGCGCCGTCTACCGGCGGTCGCACGAGCGTTGATGCTCACCTCGAACGAGGACGCGGGGATCGCCGAGAACACCGGGATCCTGTTCATCATCCCGCGCGGCGGCGGACTCCCATCGCCGGCGCTCAAGGACGCGGTGAAGCAGCAGGTGACCGTGGTGTTCCCGAACACGCTGACGTTCCAGGTAGCGGTCCAGGATCCGGTCTACCTGCGGGTCGATGTGCAAGCGACGGTCTTTTTGCGCCAGGGCGCCAACGCGAAAGTCGTCCGCGCCGGGATCCAGAAGGCGCTCGCGGACTTCTTCGCCGTGTCGCTTCCCGACGGAACACCGAACCCCGCGGTCGACTTCGGGTGGAATGTGAAGGACGCCAACGGAGACCCGGCCGGTGAGATCGCGGTGTCGGACGTGTTCAACGTGGTCCGCGACGTCGCCGGCGTCCGGAAGATCGGCGATGGCCCCACCGACTTCCTGATGAACGGCGCGCGAGCAGACCTCGTGCTGGGGACACGCGAATTCCCTGCGCTCGGCCAGGTCACGCTCCTGAGCGGCGACACGGGGCAGCCGCTATGACCGCGCCAGCCGTGCAACGCCTGGGCGCCGAGGACGTCGTCACGCCGCGCGTGGTCGGCGCACAGGCGCGCGAGCTCGCGCGCGTCCGCGTCAGCTTCAGCGAGCCCGTGAAGCAGGACGATCCCGGCGCACCGGACGATGCGCTCAACTCGACACGCTACGCGGTCACCCGGCTATCCGGCCCGGCCGTGGAAGCCGCAGTGATCAGCGTCGAGGCCGTGACCAGCTCGGCGGTCGATCTTCTGACCGATGTGCCGCTGACGCCGGGCGCGAGCTACCGCGTCGACGTCGACGGCGTGGTCGATGCGTCTGGCAACGCCATCACGGCAACGGACGGCTCGGCGATCTTCACCGGCTTTGTCCCGCCGCGGCCGGGCAGCCGCGTGTTCGACCTGTACCGCTTCTTGCCCGAGCTCAATCGCCGTGAGGACCAGACCGGCGACCTCCGACGCTTCTTCGCGTGCCTGCAGGAGGTGACCGACCTCGTCCTTCACGACATCGACCGCTTCACCGACCTCCTCGATCCGGACCTCGCGCCCGAGCCGGTCCTCGACCTCATGCTTGGCGAGCTCGGGAACCCGTTCGCGTTCGACCTCTCGGTGGTCGACAAGCGCCGCCTCTTGAACGTCCTGGTCGCGATGTACCGCGAGAAAGGGACGGCCCGCGGGATCACCAATGCGATCCGATTCTTCCTCGGGCTCGAAGTCCAGATCACGGCCTACGCCGGCGAGGCGCTCGTCCTCGGCGAGTCGCTGCTCGGCGAGGACTGGGTGCTCGGGCCGTCGAGCTCGTTCGCGGCGCTCGCCTTCGAGGTCACAAGCCCGCGCGTGCTCGCGACGGAGGAACGTCGCCGGCTGCGGCAGATCGTCGACTACCTCCGACCGGCGCACACCCACTTCGCGCGCCTGGTCGAGCCGGTTCCACCCGAGGTCGTCGATCACATCGAGCTGGGGATCTCCGAGCTCGACAACAGCTGGGTGCTGCATGGAGGAAGGCAATGAATGCCCAAGAAATCTGCTCGCTGTCAGCCCGCGCGGCCGGCGATGAGCGCCTGACAGGAAGGTGGACCAGTGAGCGCGCGTAAGAACTTCTTTTTCCGTCAACGAGTCACCGAGGCCGAGCTCGACGCGGCCTTCGACGACCTCGAGCAAGCCGATCATGACCTCGCTGCGGACCTCGGCTTTACCGGCGTCCTCGCCAACGCGGTGGTCTCCCCACATGCTCCGGTGCCCAACCTGACCGTCGATGTCTCTGGTCCCGGTATCGCACTCGACCAGCTCGGTCGACGTTTGTTCTTTTCGTCGCTGCAGAACGTCAACGTCGCCCAAGACGACAATGGCGTGTCGACCGAGGTGTCGGCGGCGGGCAAGGAGAAGATCGTGTCGGTGTTTGTAAAGTTCGACCGGGCGATGTCGGACCCGCGCATCGACGGCAATTCGCTGACCGTGTTCTTCCAGCGCGACGAGAGCTTCCAATTCTCGGTCGCCCAGGGCGCGGAAGCCGTCGACGGCGCCGCTGTCCCGCCGGCCCTACGCTCCGACGCCATCCTGCTCGCGGATGTCACGCGGCGCTTCGGCCAGGCGCAAGTCGGAAGCGACGCCATCTCGATCGCCCGACGCCAGGACGCGTTCACCCTCCCCGGCGCGCCGCGGTTCCTCCGCCGCGGGCGGACGAGCGAAGCCCTCTCCGACCTGCTCGGCTTCTACAACGCCCACGCGATCGGCACCGCCGACCGCCATGCCGCCGCTGCGATCGACTACGCCGGCGGCGCACCCTGGGCCGACGGCACGACAAACCCCGCCGCTACGGTCGAGGCACAGATCGACAAGATCATCACTGACCTGACGGCCGCCGGCGGTGCAGCGAAGATCGGCGCCGCGGCAACTGCTGGGGCACCCGGCGCGCTCGGCGCTGGCAGCGTCAAATCGCAGCTCGACGCCCTACTCGGGCTCCTGAACGGGCACGCCACCGCCTCGGCCGCCGCGCACGCGGCCTCGGCGATTACGTACGCCGGCGGAGGCGCCTGGAAGGATGGGACAGCCAACCCCGCGACGACCGTCGAGGCGCAGCTCGATAAGCTCGTCGGAGACCTCTCCACCGACGCCGGCGCGGCGCGGCTCGGCGCCGGTGCCCGAACCAACTGGCTCGATGGCCTCACCAACCCCGCGGGCGTCTCGGTCCTCGCCGCCCTCAACAAGATCATCGCCGACCTCTCCGAGCAAGCCGCCAATGCCGACGGCGCCGCGCGGATCGGAGCGCGCGCCTCCAGTACGCTGCCCGCGGGTTCCGTTCGCACGCAGCTCGATGCGCTGAACGCGAGCGCGGTCAGAACGAACGCGGCCAACGTGTTCTCAGCGATGCAGACGGTCAATGGCACCGCCGACGAGACGAACGCCGCGCTCGCGACCACGTCCGTGCCGACGGTAAGAAAGCTGCTCTGGGAGATCGCCGGAGCTGCCAACGCCTACAAGTATCGATTGTATGCCGAGCTCCACGCGCTCGAGATCACCGTCAACGCGCGCTGGGACGGAACGCAGTGGGTGAAGGATACGGTGGCGCTCCCTTCATCCAAGCTCGAGCTCAATGCGACGGATCTACAGCTGAACTCGAACGATACCCAGACGAGCCCCTTTGCTGATACCTGGGCGAACTCGATCGATATCCAGCTGACAGGCCATGGCAAGCAGTCGTTCGATGCCGGAGAAAACTGGAGCTCATCCGGCGCCACCGAGACATACATCTCCTGGCAAGGACCGAGGTCGTCGTCCGGAGTCGTAGGAGGGGG